AAGTATAGAGGATAGAATTGCAGCTCTTAAAGAAGCAGGTAGGATTGAGGAAGAAATAACCTTGAAAGAAATAGAAGCAGCAAGAATAAGGTTCGAAACAAAAAAACAACAGAACGAATTGAGTGCATCTACAAAAGAGGATCTTGATGAACAGGCAAGACTTGAAGCAAGATTGATTGAACTTGAAGCACAAAGATTAAAAAGACAAAAAACATTGACTGCTGAAATAACAACAAACTTACGAGAAGCAGAATCGGAAAGAAAAAGAATTGAAGCAGAAGCAGAAGCAGAAAGAAAAAGATTAGAAAGTGAACAAGCAGCAAAAGATAAGGAAGCAAGGGATGCTGAATTAGCAGCAGAAAAACAACTTGCAGAACTTAAAAAACAAATCAGGGATGCAGAAGCAGTAAGTGAGGATGAAAAGAGAGCATTAGAAATTGAAAAGGTAACTGCACACTATGACAACTTAATTGCACTTGCTGAAAAGAATGGTCTTGATATCACAAATTTAGAGGTAGCAAAAAACAAAAGACTTTCTGAATTAAAAGACACAGAAATTGTCCTTGAACAATTAACAAGTAAACAGAAAATACAAATAGCACAAGACACTTTGGGATTGATAAGTATGATCGCAGGTCAGGGGAGTAAAATAG